ACGCGGCCAAGAACGCGATCAAAGAACGGATCAAACTCGACGACGACGGCAACCGCGGCCCGCCGCCAAGTGGCGGCATTCTGATCACCGATGTCTTGTATTGCACGCGAGACGAGCTCAAGGCGTTGGTGTACTTCAATCTCGGCGACGGCTTGATGTCATCGTCGGCGATTGACCGGCTCAAAGAGTTGCAGGCGTTGCAGTTTTCGGATCTCAAGCTCGCCGAGAAAAAAGGCGAGCTTGTTGAGGCAAACACGATCGCGGCTGAGTGGGAAAGAGAACAATTACGGATCGCTGAGATGGTCCTCGATGTGCCCAAGCAGGTTGCCGCGAGGATCGCATCGGTATGTTGGGTGAGCGATGAGCACACCGCGAGGATCTGTAAACTGCTCAAAGCCGAGGGCGTTGAGGGGCATCTCATCAACGCGGTGGCCAACGAGCTCAATCGGCCCCCTGAACTCATTGGGCGGGTGCGGTCGATGATCGAAGAGACAATCGGGCGGGTGATGGCAGAGGTCGCCAAGCCGCCGACAGAGAAAGAATGAAGCACAATAGGTGGCGTATGCGAATGTAAGAGAATTATTGCTCAAGGGTACAATGCGTGCTTGGCAACGGCGATCAAAGCCTCCGGTTGATCGCTGGTGTGATGAGCATCGCAAGCTCTCCTCTCAGGGTTTAGGATCTGCTCACGGTGGTCGTTGGAATACGGATCGAACGCCGTATATCCGAGAGATATTGCGGGCGACGATGGACCCCGAGGTTCGCGAGATATCGCTACAAAAATCAACTCAGGTCGGGGCGACTGAGCTGCTCTTTTGTTTCGTGCTCTACTGCCTGGCGGTGCTCAAAAAATCGTTGCTCTATGTCTATCCCACGAAGGAAAAAGGCAAGGATGTCAACACAAAACGATTGGTTCCAGCCGTTGAGCTCTGCGAGCCGACGGCTGAGCTGCTCTCGGCTGGCGGGGCGACTCAGCATGATCTTTGGCTCGGGGGAAACCTGGTCCAATTTGCCTATACCAAATCAGCCGCTTCAATGCGAGGTGATCCGTTCGGGATCGTGCTCAATGACGAGGTCGATGTGTTTGATTACTCGCGAGAGGATCCGATCGAGAACGGTCGATCTCGCCAAACAACATTCGATGACTCATTGATGATCAATGTCTCGACGCCGATGGATGACCAATCGGGCATCACGGCGATGTATGAGACCGCCAATGTTCGTTGGACTTATCAAACCCCGTGCTCTAAGTGCGGCGGGTTCTTTGAGCTCTGGGAGTTCTCGTTAATCCAATGGATCGGCGGTATGCAAGTCGACGGGGCGACCGCCGCGGCGAACTGCTATTTGCGGTGCCCGTGTTGTGAGGAGCGAGTTAATCTCGATGATCATCGTTGGATGGTTCAACACGGGATATGGATCACACAAAATGAAACAATCGAGAGCGACGGGACGATCATTGAAACGCTCGATGAGCAGACACGCGAGCTCACCGATAAAGTGATTCAAGGGGCTCAGATGCTCTCGCGGATCGGGAGCGATGCGTTTCGACGCGTCGAAGATGACGGCGAGCAAGACGGCGAGAATGAAGATGACGCATACGGCGAGGAATCACACCGATACGGGGTCCGAATCGTCGGACAACGCAACCGCGGCCAGCGGCACGGATACCGGATTTGCACGATGCAATCACTGGTGTCGGCCAAGGGTATATCTGGGATTGTTCAAGACTTTGTCGAGGCTGGGGGCAACCCCGAGGCGACTTGGTGGCGGGATCGGATGGGACGCAGCCCCAACACCAAAGGCGAGCGGATCGAGATCAGCGACATCAAGCTCTTGTGCAAGGGGCCCGAGAATCAGGGGCATCACTTTGGGCGGTGCCCGCCGTGGACGATCGCACTCTTCGGGGGAATCGATTGCCAGAAATCATGTGTCAAACTCGCGGTCTACGCGTTTGGGGCCGAGGGCAAACGGCGTGCGTTGGTTTACTCAAAGGAAATCGAGCGAGACGAGTCACTCAAGTTTGTAGATGTGCGAGATCAGCTCGCCGATATCGGCAACTTTGAGGTTGATCACGCCCGGCGAAAACTCACTCCCCGATTCTTTATTGACTCGGGCGCGTGGACTCACGAGGTATACCAAATCACCCGCGAGCTTCATCGGAGCCAAGGGGTCGAACGATTTATTCTTTGCAAGGGTGATAGCCATGCGATTAGTAGCTTTAAACCCTACCGACGCAGCGGAATTAACGAGGTTAAAGGCCCCAGCGGCGAGAAGTATGAACTGCCCCACGAGATTGAGTTGATCATGGTCAACGGCAACTACTTCAAAGATCAGCGGATGAAGGATTTGATGCCGCTGAGCGAGGAGTCGGTTGAGAACCTTCGCGCGGTGTGCGAGAACGATGAGCAGTTTGAATCAGCGCTTGACATGATTCATCCGTTTGAGTTCCCATCGATCGAGAGCTGGCCGGACGCTGACGCGTTCATCGCCGAGCTGGCAGCCGAGGAAAAAGTTTGGGTTGGCGCTGGTTCGGGGCGGACAGGTAAGGACGCGATGGGCCGGCTTCGGCGAGAGTGGCGGAAACGATCATCGACAGCAAAGAACGATTACGGGGACGCGACTGATTACGCGTGCTGCGCCGCCGATCGGTTTGGCATTTACGAATGGACTCACGATATGGCTCGCGAGGAGATCGCCAAGATCGAGTCGACGCTCGGCAATGCCGCGTATGAATCGCCCCACTCGGGCATAAGCGTAAAGCATCAACCACAGCGGACGCTTGCGGGGGATGCGGCGATCAACCGGATTATCTGATCACGAAAAGCTAAATATGACTTATACATACAGCGATTACATCACACTCGACGCCGACACCGTCGCCCAAGAGGATCGGCTCCGGCTCCATATCAAAGAGGTGAGCGATCAAATCACCGCTGATGTGGCCAAGGGCCCGTCGTCGAGGTCGACATCGCGGTTGATGGATTATCGATCCGAGTTGCTCCAAGAGCTCAAAGAACTCCGAGAGGTCAACGCACGCAAGCGGGGCTTTGGAATGACATACGCCAACATGAATAACGCACGCAAGTGAAAAATCAACCCGTCATTTTGTACGATCACAACGGTGATCCGTTAGTGCGAAACACGGCCCCGTCGTCGATGCGCAATAGCTATCACAACACATCGCGCGATCGGACCCGCTCGGGCTCGCGGGGGCCGCTGGGGAGCGTCAACGCGCACCACGACAAACGCTCGCTCGATGACTTGATGCGGGATTGTTCATCGCTGGGACGCAACAGCGTGTACTCGCGGGCGATCATCACCACGGCGATCGATTTTACCGTCGGCGAGGAGACGATTGTTGATCCGCGGACCGACGATGCTGATTGGAATAAAGATGTCCGCGAGCGGTTCGCTGATTGGTGTGAAGTTTGCGATAACACTGGACAGCTCTCGTTCAACGAGATCGCCGGCGATGTCGTTAAAAGTTGGTTTACGAGCGGGGCCAAGCTCGCCAATAAAATTGTCGTCAACGGGCGGTATTGCCGCCTTGAGATGATCGACCCGATCCGGCTGATGAACGAGGCGGGACGCGGTGACTCACGCGAGATGCTCGGCGGCGTGCAGGTGGATCTCAAAACAAATCGCCCGATCAAGTATTGGGTCGCGGATTGGAACGAGCAGGGCACCGGGGTGGATTATGACCCCAAGCCGTATGACGCGACCGGGATCTGGCTTGTCAACAACCCGAGACTCCAAGAGGCCGGACAGCTCCGCACCGCGCCGAGATTCGCTGCCAGCATCGACAAGATCGAGGCGCTTGAGACCGCGTGCAAGAGCACGATGGGTGCGTATCAGCTCGCGACCTTCTTTGCGTTGTTCATTACCCGCAACTCGCCCCAGGGGGTGCCGACTCAGCAAGTGATGGCGCAGGCGATGGTTGATCAGGGCTTGGCCAAAAATCAGCAAGAGGCGATCGATCGCGGGGTGTGGCAACCGATGAGCGTGATGGAGGGCTTAGATGGCGAGGATGTTAAACAGATCAAACCCGAGCACCCCACCACCGGATTCTCCGACATGATGTGGGATGAGCTGATGGTGATCTGCGCCGAGCAGGGGTATCCATTAGAGCTCGTGTTCATGCGGTTCATCCGCAACTACTCGGCGTCTCGCTCGGCGATCGCCGTGGCGTGGAAGAAAATACGCAAGGATCAAAAATCATTGATCCGCCGGTTCTATCGGCCGGTCTATCTCTGGTGGTTGGCCAACGAGATCCGCCAGGGCCGGATCAAGAATCCGCCCAATAACCAATGGAGCAAATGCGGGTTCTTAATGCCGCGTATGCCGGTGCTTGATCCAAAGGCCGAGGCGGAGGCGTGGTTGATGCAGCTCAGCGGCGGGATCAAACGGCATCGCGAGGTTCTTCATGAAAATGATCAGGGCGAGCGAGATGAGTTTATGACTGATTTTGCCGAAGAACGCAAAACCAACGAAGACGCGGGACTGACTTACGGCAAACCGGAACAAACTACAAAGAGCGTGAGCGTGAATGTAGAAGATGAACAAGGGAGCGAGCTAGATGCATAATCAAATGAGCGGTATTCATCTGATGATGGAGCCGACCGAGTTCGAAAAACGCAGACAAGCCGCGATGTGTGCTCGAAAGAACGGTGAACAGCACATCCAATCGCGAGCGAGAACCGCAAACGATATCCCTGGGATTGCAAAGATATGCTCGAAGCACCCTACCGCTGAGCAAGTTGACGCGGCAGCGGGATCGCAGCAAGCGATCCGGGTCGCAGGTCAGATGGGCGAGCCGGATGACTTGTTCATTCGCGCGGGGCGGACCGCGGTAATCTCGATTGATCGTCCGATCTTTTACGAGGCGTCGTTCTGGTCTTGGTGGTATGACGCGCAGACATCGCCGCAGATTGTCCGCTCGATCATGGCGGCCGTTGATGACTCAACGATTGATCGGATCTCGTTTGATATTCATTGCCCCGGCGGTGATGTGGCGGGGATCAGTGATCTCATAAGCGCGATCGACACGGCCGCAAAGAGCAAACCCGTTATCGCTTTGGTTCATGACATGGCGGCGAGCGCCGCGTTTTGGGCGGCGTGTCGTTGCAGCCGAATTGTGGCGACCAAGAGCTCGATGGTTGGATCCATCGGCGCGATCAGCGTGTACTACGACACATCTGGGGCGGCGGAAAAATGGGGCGAAAAAGCCGTTGTAATCACCGACACGCCCCACAAGGCGATGGGGCATTACGGCGTTGAGATCACGCCCGAGATGATCGAGCGAGAGTCAAAGCTCCTTGCGGATATGAGCCAAGATTTCAGGCAAGCGGTGACCGAGAAACGCGGGATCGGTGAGTCTGAGATTTTGGCGATGGCGGGGTCAATGCATTACGGGGCCGACGCGCTTGATCGCGGGTTGGTCGATGAGATTAGCGATTCGATGTCGTTCTATGAGCGGCTCGACAACGGCGAGTATGACCAATACGGGCCGGCAAATAATTCGTCTACGGAGTTGTCCGGGGGCGGGAAACAACCCAGCAGCCAAGCGGCTGCGCAAATGGAGAATAGTACGATGACAATCAATGTAGACGACACATTCGAGGCAATGACCGACGAAGAAAAAGAAGAGATGCGATCAAAGCTCGGCGACGGGGGCACGGGCGATGAAGAAAACGACGGCGAATCGGCGAGCACCGAGGATAATGAGAACACCGCATCAACTGAGAATAACGATGAGGACGAGGACGAGAACAACGGCGAGAGTGCGGCGTTGACCATCGCGGAGGCTAAGGCGATTGTGACTGATCTTGAGCTCCCCGAGGCGACCGCCAACGAGCTCGTGATCGAGGCCGTTGAGAAGGGTTATAGCGAGGCGACTTTGCTCCGCAAGTGCGTGAAGGCGTCGCGGAATAGCAACGCCCAAAGCGAGCGTGAGATCGAGCAAGAGGCCGGCGGATCGGCGGGTGCGATTGGCGGCGGGATGGGATCGGCGAGCGGAACGAGCGGGGGAAGCGCGGTCGCTAAGTACAACGCGGCCATTGAAGCGGAGATGAAAAAGGATCCGTCGTTGACCAGGCAACGAGCATCGAGAAATGTCGCGGTGAATCAGCCCAAGCTCGCCGAGGAGATGAACACCGAGGCGACAAACAAACGCAAGTCGGCTTAATCGCTTACTGAATCAACAGAACTATATTCGGGCATCACCCGACAATGAGGAATATGAAATGTCAGACAGAGAAAACCACGACGGAAACTTGAGTTTTAATGTAGACGCCGCGATCCCCGAGGCGAGGTTGGTCAAGATGGATAGCGCCACGGTTGTATCGGCGGCGGGGCTCGCCGAGACACCGCTCGGCGTTACTTCATCGGCGACCTTTGCCGCCGGCGACGGTGTCAATGTCAGGGCCTTGAATCGTCCGGGGACGGTGACGATGGAGGCTTCTAAAGCGATCGCGATCAACACCGTTGTCTACGGGGCGGCGCTGGGCAAGATTACCGATTCGAGCGCCAGCTCGGCGGTGCGTGTTGGAATTTCGATGGAGGTGGCCGCCGCCGACGGGGACTACATCCAAGTGATGCCCGACTAATCGGGATCGTTGAACACAAGTTGAACATACATTGATACCGCCGGCGGATGCTGGCGTTTTTAACACACAACTAGAAACCACAGACGAAAGGACCGCTTGGCGGGCTCCGATGCTTATCGGTGCGCCACTGCGGAATGAAAGGTAACACGCAATGGCAAAGCCAAAAACAAACGCACGAGCACGGCTCGATCTCGCGATGTCGATGATGGGGTATCCCATTCTCGCCGCTGCGGCCGAGGCGATCGCTTACAAAGTATCACCGGTCTTCGAGGTTGACTCGCAGGCGGGCAACTACGGTGATGTCCCTGCAGCCGAGCTCTTGACGGTTGGCGATGATCGCCGGCGTAACTCGGACGGGTCGTACAAACGATCAAAGATCCGATTCGGCGATCGAACTTGGGCGACGACCGAGTACGGGGGCGAGGGCGAGGTTGATGACCGCCGATCAAAGCAGTACGGTGATTATTTCGATCACGAGCTGCTCGCGGCACAGGTTGAGCAAAACCGAAACATGCTCGGCAAAGAAAAACGCATCGCCGATAAGGTGATGGACTCCTCGCTCTACACCGGCCAGACTACCGCCGCGGCGGCGGGCTGGGGTTCGTGGAGCACATCGAATCCGATTCTCGATATCCACAACGCCAAAAAAGCGATGTGGACCCGCACCGGCTTTAGGCCCAATACCGGGATCTGCTCTGAGAATACATTGCTTGAGCTCATCAACAATGATGCGGTCTTTAGCAAGATTCATTCGCAGGGTGCGGGTGATCCGGCTAAGCCGTCGGACATCACGATTGATATGCTCAAGAAGGTGTTCTTGCTCGATGAGATTCTTGTCGGGAAAGCGTCGATCAACCTTGCCAACGTCAACCAGGCGTTGAGTATCTCAAGTGTGTGGAGCGATAGCTACTTCCAGCTCTCATACATTGATCACACCAATAACATTGCGATGCCGACGGCGTACCGAACATTCCACTGGGATGAGGACGGTTCGAAGGTGGGCGGAACGATTGAGGATTACACCGACGACACAACACGGGCCCATGTTATCCGTGTCCGCGAGGATGTTGATGAGCAAGAGGTTGACTCAACGCTCAAGCAGTTGATCACCGGGATCGCGGCGTAACTCAGCGAACAAGTATTCATTCAAATACAAATCCGCAATCGGGGCTCCAAAGGGCCCCGATTGTATTCACAACACAATGGGAGCAAATCAATGACAAAGACAAAGAACAAAATCACGAGCAATGCTCAATCAACGGGCTTGAGTATGAATCAAATGAAAGACTTGCTCGCCGCGGAGAAATCCAAATCGACCGAGCTCACTGCGCAGTTAGTCAAAGCGAATCAAGAAACTGATCAGGCCCGTCGCCACGCGACGGTGTGCGAGGAGCGGGCAAACAAGCTGCTCCGCGATGCCCAAGACGAGGACCGGGTAATGAGTGCCAACATCGGCGGATCGCACCAAGTGGTGAGCAAGGTAGATCGAAGTGTTCGCGGGATCTTAGAGCCCAAAGGAACCGTGATCGGATTCATCACCCCGTCGGGCGGGTATTCGCCCAATCAGGTCGCCGATGCGGCGTGTCGCGGGTCGGCATCGATCCAAGCGACGGCGAAAGAGGCTGACTTTGCCAAAGAGATACAAAACACCGAGAGGCTTGCCAAGCTCGAAGAGGAGCACGCGAACGCAAGAACCGAGCTGGCCAAGGCCAAGGCGTTGATTGAAGAAACAACATCGCATTGTGAGTCGCTTGAGGTTGAGAACACGGTGCTCAAAGAGAAGAACGCCGAGCTCGTTGAGGCGGGCAAGCAAGATGATGATGATGAAGAAAACGAAAACGAAAAGAGCGATTGAGATTTGATCGAGACTGGATCGAGTCTTGATCGAGTCTCGTTTCAAAATGAGTAAACACAACG